ATCGTATTCTACACCAGACAGAAGACGGGCTGTGACGACTTTTTCGCCACTAAAGTCGAGTTTAACTGTACCGATCGCGTCCACGATGGAGAAGCCTTGCTTTTCCCAATCATCGCGGTGCTGGTAGGCTAAGTAATCGAGTACTACCATTACACCCTCCTGTAGTTTACTGTCACCGTGTTAACGGTATCGAGTTCCAGACGAACACCATCGACGACGATAGCACGCGGCAGCTGATTTGCGACAGCCGACGCGGCGCCAGTCCTAGCGCGCGGACTGATAGACAGTCCCGCGTTGGTGAATAACCACTCGGTCGTCCCATATTCGCGAGCCACTGGCAGCTGATCTCGCATTTCCCACTTACCGAGCAAGCGGAACGTGGTCTCCACGTCCCTTTGTGCAAACTTACCCTGCAGGTGGGGCCACATCTGCTGCAATGTAGCTGCCCATTCGCGCGTGCAAGCGACGTAGTTCTGCATGAACGACGTGTCGATCGACAAGCTTAGCAGAGCCAAGATGCAGCATTCGGGGAACCTGTCACGCGGAATCTCTGTGTGACTTCCCTGAAGGGCGCCTCTAATGTCGAACGCCATGTAACACCCATCCACATGCTGATCTTTCAGCTCATGGATATCAACGTGTTTTGCTTCGATCTCATTAGAGGTCAGGTCCCACGCAAGCTGATACACCGCGATCGGAGGCATACAGCCCCTCGAAAGGGGCGTATTAAGAGGACGGAGCGCACGAGCAAGCGTATGCGTGCCGGATAGAGCGCTCACATGCCTGACCTGCGAACTCACGTTGCTCGTTTCCAGAAACTCGATGGGGTCTTCATACGGCGAGATGCTCCGCATCACGCTTCCTTCGACGTCCACAAACTGAGCAAGCAGCGGCGATCCAAGAAGTATCGCACGTGCTAGCACTGTCCACGGGTTCATGTTTACTGTTGCTGCACCGGCGCCAGAAGACGTCTGTTGCACGGCAAACCACGAGAACAAACTCGAAGTCCAGCTCTCACGACTGATCTGATGCGCGAGATTATCGAGCGCATCATGGATTTGAACGTATCGATTCTGCGATACACTCATAATCCACGTCAATCCATACAGGGCCTGGTGCGGCGTGCATCCTGCATCGATTTGATGCCAAAAGGCGTCGCCACGATGACTAGGTTCAATAAACTGCACAACGGACAGTCCATTTAGGATGTTGTACATGAAGCACATAAGAGTGCAGCAGTAGTCACTGCTGACCTCCTGTCCACGTGCGTCCACGAACATCGGCTTGCCGTTCTGATCGAATGTGTCACGTGTGCCGAACAACAGGTTAGTGATCATAAGCGCCTGGTTGATGACGTTATAACCAAACGTGTTGTAAGCCTGTCCAAAAGGAGAGGCGTTCGGAGAGGGCGGACGCTGGTCAACTGTACGACGCCACACCACGTCAAGGTCTGTAGCCGTCATGACGACATTAAGCCCGCAACCCACTTGCGAGCCGTTCTGCTCCGGCAACAAGTTCGTGGAATTCAAGCTCGTCCTGTCAGCAAGATTGCCTGCTGCTCCAGTATAAAGCTGAGAAATCCAAGAACCAAGATTACCATGAGCAAGCATTACAGACCAGAAAGTATAGTCCCTTCTGATCTGGTGCATGAATGTTGTAATCTTCTTAATCATTAATCTACCATCGTGTAAAGGTGATGCTGACTGAGCGCGCTCTGAAGGACGCTCGTGTAGAGATTGGCCAACGGCTGCGACACCAGGCCGATCACACCCGTGGTGACAGCAAAGGTATTCGCGGCGTTAATCAGGCGGATTTCGCGAGTTTCAACCTCTTCGCGAGGAATGAAGGAGCTCGTCTGTTGAATCAACGAAGGCGTCAGCGCGCCGAAATACTGCTTGGACATCGCCAGCGCTGCGCGGAGCCACATTCCGAGGAACGGACCATAGTCGCCCGCGTGGTTCACAATCTGAGACCAGTGCGGGACGATGAAGTTGACCTCATCGATCAGGTACTGGTTCTGGATCATGGTCAAATCCGTCGCGGTCAGCAGACCCAACGCGCGCTGGAGCGTCAGACGCTTAGCGTGCACATTCCCTTCGTAGTCCAAGATAGACGCGTTGAAGCTGGGCAAAACCGTTAGTGCGGTATTCTGCTGCGGAAGCGTTGTCACTTCATCGCTCTTCAGGTCGTAGAACGGAACCTGATGCTTGATGATGTCACGGTCTTCAAGAATCTGCGGCAGCGTGGCGGCCACAACTCGTGCCGCGCCCACAACGCGCTGGACGCCACCCCTGACGAGATCAACGCCATAGATGCGCTTGTAGGTTTCGGGGTTCGAGATGATGTGGTAGATCGGCGACGCACCCGGCGTCAGTTCCACCTCCTGGGCCAGAGCGATGGCTGCTGCATCGCGCAACAAGTTGATCGATGCGTCATTCTGATTCAAGACAGACACGTACTGAACCGCAGTGCCATAGTGATGGTCCATCTGTTCAGTCCAAACTTTGTCGACAGCAAGAAGACGCATAACGTCATTAATGAAAGTCGACAGCCTGCCGGTAGCCTCGGAATCCGGCAAAAAGTAGAAGCCGTTGCCCTGCGCGTGCGCATTGCGCTGGCGTCCAACCTGGATGTCGTAGGTTTTGAGCTTTGCCGGGCGAATGACGCGCAGCAGGTCTTCGCCGCCTTTGTGTCCCTTGAAGTCAAGAACGTTGATGGCGTCCTTGAACTTGGCGAGCGTATCACCGATTTCGAGGTAGCTGTCCTCACGGCTGGCTGTTGTGTAGATCTTCTGATACAGGTGAAGAGCCCACGATTCTTGGTAGTCAACCATTGCAGAGCCCACGCCGTTATTAATCGCTTCCACCACGAAGTTGCTCGCGCGGAGCATCTGGCCGATGGAAGCCGGATCAATCACACGAGGGACAAAGTCCTCCTGGTCGAAAAGAGCGTGCCAGATCACCGAGGTCAGGTGAGGCGCGTAGCGATTCAGAGTGGCGACTTCGGTGTCGAATACATCCACCACATCATCCCAGAAGCGGGTGAGGTAGTAGGCGACAGACGACATATGCATGTTCGAGGTGTTATCACGAACTCGCTTCAGTTCTTTGACTGCGTCTTCCCAGTAGCGTCTGAACTGCTCCAGAGTGCTATCGAGGGCCACAAACCCGAGGATCTCACTCAAGGAGGGAACGAACTGGTCAACGTACTCCGGAATCATTGCATGGAAATCTCCTTCACATGCGATGATGCCCGAAGCCTGCAAGAAGGCAGCAAACATGACACCCTGCAGGTACCCGAGCTGTGCATTGTAGCCACCCGGGCAGTGCGACTGCCAAGAGGCGGCTACCTGCGCGTAGCGCGTGGTGTACGGGTTGGGGTAAACACGGAAAGTGGCGACGCCATTGCGCGCGCCAACTATGTCGGACAGAGTCGCAATGATTTGCGCTTCCGTGAATTGCCCGTGCTGAAGTCCGTTCAAGGGAACGAAGTGACTGATCAGTTCACGGAAGGAAGTGCTACCGTTAATGAGGCGGCGAGAGTGCCAACCCCTACCTCTGCGCAGCATAATCGTGTCTGCGCAGACCTGCTTTCCAAAGCGGATTTTCATCTTCGACATTAGATGTCTCCTTGATTGATTTGATTAAGTTGAACTTCGACCGCGAACTCGTCAACGGCGTCAGCAAAGGTTGGATGGGCGCGCTTGATGATACCCTGCATATCGGCAAGGCCCGGATCAACATCAAGATGTCCCTGCGGCGCGGCGGGCATAGCCACGTGTTCCAATCCAGGGATCTTGTCGCCCACAAGAGCTGCGGCCGCAGACATGGCGGTCACCTCCCCGGGAATTCCGCATCCGATAACGTCCTTGACATCCTCAGTGCGCTGGAATTCGTCGGCGAGTATGGCCTTCACAGTTTTTTCAGCGTCGACAGCCGCGTTCTGCGCAACTGCCGCTGTGGCTGCAGCGCCACGAGGGAAGTGCGCAAGAGCGTCGTGATAAGGATACGAAGCCCCACTCTGCGGCGCGGCGGGCGCTGCGCTAGGCTGGGGCTGTGCGGCCGGCTGACCAGCGGAAGGCTGGCTTGACGGCTGCGTATTCGGAGCAGGTGCCGGCGCTGGCGCAGCAGGTGCTGCGGCGGGCGTCGGGGCAGGCTGAGCCTGCGGAGCTTTGACTCCCCCAGGATTACCAGCGGCGGGCTGGCTCGAGTTTCTTTTACTTACTTTAGGCATATCATCCTCTAAATAATGGGTTTAGTGAAAAAGGATCCGAAGCCAGTGTTCTGTTGCTGACCATGTTCATCGAAGATGAACTCACGCTGCACGGGCAGGCCGGTCTTTACCGAGAAAGGACCGTTGTAACCGCGGACAATGCTTCTTCCTTGAGCGAAGTCAACGTGTCCAACCGATGTGCCCGAGAGACGTATCATCCCCGCGCATTGTGTGTTGAGCATCTGGTACACGGTCTCCCTCTCACCAGAGGTTTGTGGGTTGAACACCGCAAGAACGGTCCGTCCAGCCAGGAACAGAGCCTGTGACAGCTGCCCAAGGAAGGCGGTGAGCGAGGTATAGATACCACCGGTCTGAAGTGCGGTGTTGGCGAAATGCCAGTCGTTCCAGATATCCTTCCAGCTATCGATTACCAGAATCTTGTCTGTCGCGGCAGCTTCAACCACCGATCTCATCACGTCAAAGGGAAGAACCGAACCTACCTCACCCATCGAAAGCATCTGAAACGCGTCCGAATCAGTCGCTTCAGCGATCATCTTTCTGACGTAGGTACTCTTACCCGCGAAACCAGGCCCTACAACGCAGACCAGACCAAGTGGGAGCCTGTATCCAGTACGCTGCCTCATGTCATCCTCCCTTTGACATAGTTCGCTGTAAACAGCGCTCAGATCAGCGGAGGAGCCAAAGTCGGAGATGACCGAGCCGGTCACCTCATCAATCGGCTTTTTGAAAGCGCCATGTTTTGATTCCGCCTCGAACTCCTTCTCCCAGGTCGAAATCGCATCGACAAAGTAATTGAGATTAAGCATCTCATCTCCTTATCATTTGTGTTGTGAATTTAGCCACCTCATCACCGTTGACACTCAAGAAGTACTCATCTCTGAGCTCCTGAGACACCTCCGATGGTGAAAGACGGTAGTTAATGTAAGCGGGATTCTGAAGAAACATCTCATCGTAAACAGACAGGTGATCGTACAAACGGTTGGCTTCCTCCTTTTGTACAATCGCCTCTTTCGCAATAAGAGCTTCTACGTCGTATCCTGCATAGTCTGAAACGCTACGTAACACAGTACCCCAAACTTTATCCCACAAAGGATGAGATCGGTAGTACGTGTTACGCTCAACAATACCATAAGCCCAGAACGCACGAGGGACGCCCTGTTTCATACGCCGCGAGATTGCTCTCTCCGGCACCAGAATGTTGGCGACACCTCTCGCCACGTTTGGCAGAGCGATTCGCGAGCCATTCTGTTGAACAATGGTGTGCCCGAGGAACACTGGCACGTCATCTGGTTTAATCTTGAAGTCGGTGTAGCTTTCGCACTGCTTCGCAAACTTGGCTGCGATCGCCTCTGAGGCAAACCATAGAAGCGTGTCATCACCCATATTGCGAAGCCGCACGAGGGGATGCTGATCGGCTAAGACTAAATCGATATCTTCCTCTTGAATAACACCCGCA